ACTGGCACTTCCATCTCTACCTCAGGAGGGGGTAAATCCATAGGTGCAGGAGGTGTAAATTCCGTATCAAAATTCATCTCTAAGTCAATCTCCATTTCTACTGTTTCAACCGTTACCTCTTCTGTATCAGGCTCAATTGGTGTAAAATCTACTATGCCATCATCTATACTTATATCATTGTATTCAAATACTTCTTCTACAAATTCAATCTCTACGGGGTCAAAAATATTTAAATAATATATTTCTTCAACACTAGTTATCTGTTGCGTAATGATAGTGTTGATAACATTGTAAAACACATTGACAGTAACATCATCAAACAGGGGTCCGATGGCCAGGTTTATATCTCGACCACCCACTTCAACGGTAATCTTGTTTAATACACCACTGAAATCGAAAGACCCGTTATAAGACTGGTAACCGGATGATATTCCAGATTCAGACAAGATGTCAGTGCCTGAAAAGACTGAACTAGTTCCATTAAATCCTGAAACGTGCATGTATATTCTATCCTGAGCATCTCTTTTATCTACTTCAATTGTATATTTAACTTGACCACCTTTATCTATTTCTAAATCAGAAATGTCAATGTTTTGTATAATAAATGTGGTGCCCATTCCAGACACACCCATTGTTGATGTGCTGTTACCCGATCCTGTAATCTGTGCACATTTATCAGAACCTAAAGCATAACAAGAGTTACCACTAGGCATAGTTGCAGGACCTTGACCTCCCCAGTCTACATCCATATCTCCTTCATCTCCTGTTCCAACATAACCATTAGAACCATCTAGAATATCTCCTGAGTCTTCGTTAGTAACTGTTGTCGTTGTAGTAGTGGTCGTAGTTGTTGTCGTTGTAATTATTTGTGTGCCTTGATCTTCTTCGGTTATAACAACACTTTCTTCTTCTGTAATTGTAACTCCTGGTGTACAAAGACCTTCTACATCAGGTAAACAGGTATTGGCTTTAGAATAAAACGATGCCAGTAAGAACAATAAACATAGCTTTGAAAAGAGCAGCGTTTTGTGCATCAGTAAACTCCTTGGGTTCTGGTTTGTTGGCTTGAACGTATTCTGTTTTGTATTTACTTCCGTCTGGAATTTCGTCTGGATTATCGCTCCAGTATTGAGCTGCCTCGGCACCTATGGAGCCTCGTGCAGGGCACGGAGTTCCAGCATCGGTCATTGCATCCCAAACACGAGCATCTTGACAAAGTATGGATACCGCAGCGACCTTCATGCCATAGGCATACATGGATCTACTTAGCTTTAATTTTTGACATAGCTCATCGTCAATAACCACGCCTGTGGCAACACCAACGACATTATTTTGCACACTAGCACCCACACCAACTTTACATATATCACTGTTCGAGTTGATTATAGAAGGTGCATTGGCCGTAGGTGGTGTAGAGTTGGTCACAACCGTACTCGACACGGTATTGGTTTCAGCGTAAAAATTTTTTGTGCCACCAATAACGAATACTAAAGTTAGTATAAGACAGCTTATTAAATAGAGAAACCAATTCCCCATTAATCCACCTTACTTAAAGACCTAATAAATTCGACACCCTCTATGGTTTCAATTTGCGCTTCTACTTTAGCACAAGATACTCTTGCTGTATCAGATTGCATGTTGCGTTCTATAATTCTTTTCTTTTCAAGGCAGTCTTTAACACCGTCTGTTACAGTATGTTCAATCATAGTACCACCAGAAAATAAAATTAAAGCTATAATTACTTTAGTTACCATTTGCTCTTACCTTGTCTTTTAAATCCTCTATGTCTTCAAGTGCTTTTTCCATATCGGTTTGTAATCTTTGTATATTAACTTTGTTATGGCTCATATCTTCAAGATCCTCAGATATTCCATCTACTTGTTCTGATACAAATTCTAACAACATAAACTGTTCTTGATCTACAGGAGTTTGATCAGCGGCTTTAACAAGATCAGCTTCAAATAAAGTTTGTCTTGTTTCAATATTATTTAATCGTTCAATGACTCCAAAGTATGCCCACACACCTATTGCTACTGCTGCAAGAATACTCAACAAGTTTCTCATTGGCATAGAGATACTTGTTTGATCTGATATTTTCATTATCTACCGCATCCGCCACCACAACATTCACACATGATATCCTCCTATCCTAAACTAGCCATTGTATCTGACATACGTTTTGCCCGGTTCGGGGTCTGTTTGGCCCACTTCGAATCGAGCATTTCCAGTGCCGCTGTCTTGTAATCTGGTGGTGTTTTATCTTTTAATGCTGCCCACATGTTGCGGAACTTACTGACGCCTGTTTTTCCAAGTTGGAAAACCATCTCCACTAATAATTCCTTACATTGATCATGGACTGTATATTCACCCAATAATTCTTCTGCGCCTGATATGGCGTTTTCTAAATCTTTTTCTAGTATTTCCATTAAAAATGACTCTTCATATTCCTTGTCATCTTCCCAAAAATCTTCAACGCAGAGGTGCCCGACCCCCACAGTTCTCTTTCCCAATGTGTCGAGGTACACCTTGTTGCGGTAACCTTCATTATGGCGTACTGACGCCAAAAGTCTTTCCATATCCATTTCTAATACTCCTTGTAATTCTTGATTAAAAACTCTTCCATCCAGGACATTTTATCATCCATGGACTGGAGCTGAGATTTGATAACAGCAATGTCCTGTTGCATTTTTGCAACACTATTGGCTTTCTGTTCTACAGCATTCAAGCGCTCACTCCACATACCCCAGGTTATACCAAAGCTGAGAACGATACCTGCTAACCAGATAGCATCTTTACTGTTGAATTTAAACATTATACTCCCATTGTCCTTCATCAGAAGGATCTTTGAACATTAAGCTGTCAGCCTGCATCATATCATCCATGCCACCATCTTTCAAACCAATAATACCACCGTCAGCTAGTTCTCTCTCTATTTCTTTTCTGCTTTTTGGAAATTCATCAAAAGGAAAAAGATACCTTAAAACACTATCAGGATCTATTACATCTGCTACTGTTTTAGAACGCTCTTCTTCACCATAGCCTGGTCTAGCATCTTTTTCGTTTTTTGCTTCTTTCATTGCATTTAAAAAAAATTCACCAGTTCGTCCACCAAAACCACTTAAATTATTTAATGTATTATCTACATTATTCCTATTTAGTAATTGATTTATTTTAGCATCAATTTCATCTTGATTACTTTGATTTCTTGCGTTCATTAAAGCTGCTATTCTTACTTTATCATCCACAAAACCACTTAAATTATTTAATGTATTATCTACATTACTCATTTCTTGTTTTGTTGCCATAGAGTTAGCTATCATAGCGGCTTCTCTGGTCACTAAATCTTTGAAAGGATCTGTAAGTTGATCATAGCTCGTATTAGGTGGTATGATACCTGCAGCTACAAAATTATTTAATGCCTCTTCTATGAATTGATTTGCAGATCCTGTAGATATATCTGATTTTCTTAATGCTTCCATAAGTAAGGATAAACCAGAGTCTCCTAGTCTACCAAAAAAACCTAGATCTTCTCGTAGAGCTGGTCCTAAATCAGAGGGAAGTTCTATGTTTAATATACCTTTAGCAGGTTGATCTTCTTCTGCCATTTTTACAGCATCTCCTGATTGTATTGATAGTTCTGTAATACCTTCTTGATCTGTAAAACGCTCTTTTAACATGTCACCTAATAATTTATCCTCTTCAGCTAATTTTCTAGCTTCTTCATCTAACAATGCTTGACTTTCATTTTTTACTAACATTTGATCCCTTGTTGTAGGAACCACATTTTCTAATTCATCTCTTAAAGATTTATTTTCATCTCTTGCATTTTTGTTTTCTTCAATGAAATATAAGATATTTCTTAGATTTATTATTTTATTTTCTCTTATAAACCTTTCTTTTTCAGCTATGGGATCTTCACTATTACCACCTAGACTCAATTGTATAATACCACCGTCTTTAGCAGTTACGTATTGTAGATACTCATCGTAGGTTCCTGATCTGTATCTACCAAGATTAGGATCAAAGAATGTGAAAAAATTTTGTGAAGGTGGTGTGTAATTAGGATCTGTTCCGGGGTCCGTGGTTCCATCATCTGATCCACCTTCTCCTCCTCCTTGATTGCCTGATATAGGATCAGGGTCACCTCTTCTTCTTTGAGCCATAGCATTTTTATTAGCCTCGGCTCTAAACTCGTTTAGTTGATAATCTTGCATCTCAGGAGTAGACATCAGTTGATTGTATAAATTACGATCATTAGCTACAGCCGCTGCAAAGTTATCAAGCTCTTCTCCTTCAAGACCTTTTAGGTTGCCAAAATATGTGGCTCTTTGAGCAGGACTGCTACCAAAAATTCCAGAAGCTAAGTTTCCTAAAAGATTATATTGAGAGACTAAGTTTGCACCTTTCTCTAAAATATTTTGTGGCTCTTCAAAAGGCAAAAACACATTGCTTTTTTTCATGCCTGGTTCATATATCTCACTTGCTCTTTGTTTTAAAAATTCTGCACCTGGTCCTGATGTTCTAAGAATACCTTCTGCACGTAAATCATCCACCATTTCTTGTAAAACATTAGTTCTGTCTTTACCCATGATTTGACCAAGACCTTGATCTATGCCTGTTCTTAATTTAACAATATCCCTAGCATTAAGATTATATTTATCCATGAAGGCTTTAGTTTTTGTACCACCTGTAAATAATCCTGCTTTATATGCGTCTTTTAAATCATTAATAAAATCAGTAGTTGTTCTACTTGCTTGCTCTGTGGTGCCTAAACTTACATTTAAACTATCTTTTTCTTTTGCTTGTATTTGTTTATCTAATTTATCTTGTGCTTCGTCTAAATCCTGTAGAATTTTATTATCTTTATCTTTGTTTTTTGGAGGAGTATATCCTATAGACCTCATTTTTTCACCAACAGTAGAAAACCCTGTTTTTTTCTTATAGTCTTTTTTGGCCTTTTCGTAAGCTTTTTGTGATTCTCCGTAACCTCTCATTATGGTCTCCTCCTTCCTGCAAAATACATAATTCCTTGTTTATTGATACTACCACCCTTTTTTGCAGTTGCAATGGCTCCATATAAGTCACCACTAGCCAGAGCTGCACGTTTAGCGGGAGAGAATGTTGTGCCTCCGCCCACGGGTCTAAAAGGACTAGATACGTTACTTGCAATAAACTTGTTCTTTGGTTTTGTTATTAACTCGTTAGACATGTTACTAGACATTTGTTGATTATCAACTGTTTCTGGTACTGGCGCAGGAGCTGGATCTGTTGTTTGCTCTTCTATTGATGGTCCTGCTGCCTCAGGTTCAGAAGATCTAGTATACTCATTAGTAAAGAGATATTGAATAACTGCTTCAGGATCTTCAAGGTCAAGTCCCTCTGGAATTTCATCAGGATCATCATATATAAATCTTGCTAGTTTAACATAATTAGCCCTTCTAATCTTCATATCTATAGTGTCATCTACGGTTGTAACCATATATTTAAGTGATTCTGGACTTGATAAAATTTTTGCTTGATGTTTTGCTAACAACGCAATACCAACTCCAGTTAGAGGACTCATGCCTCCTCCTGTTGCCAAGAATGCACCTGTAATACCAGATACACCTGCAAGACCTGCTCTTCTAGCTACGAACCGAGATGTTTCTGCAATTTTATTAGCGTATCCTATTTCAGCAATTTTTAATAAATTCATTAAGTCTTTGACTGCAGCTCGACCGCCTGCTATTCCAAGAGGTTCTCCATTTTTACCCAGTGTGTTAGCATACAATTCAATCATGAATTGTTGACCTTGATCTGAATCTAGACCTAAAGTTTGTCTAAATTTTGAAGGATCAAAAACATTAACAGTTACAATATCTTTTTGATTAAAGCTAATACCAAACTCGCCACCACCTGTTAGATTAACTCTCTGTGTGAGGTCAGTTTTACCAAATTCAACAGCACCTGTTCTTCTATTATAAGCAATGGGTTGACTTGATTTTTCCCACAAATCTCCTAAGAATGCTCTTGCTGAAACGTTGTAAGCATCTTTACCTGGGTTTGCTTTATTTCTTGGTATAATGTCAGATAAGTCTTTAAGAGCCATTGCACTTGGATTTCTAAAGAAAGCATCAAAGACTGTATTAGCTAATTGATCAGGATAGATGTAACCCTCCATGGGAAGACTACCTTGCAAGAACATATTTTGATCAACTTGTTGAAACATTTTTGCAACAGGACTTTTGTATGTATTAGCACCAAAACCAAATATTTCATTAGCTCTTATTAATGACTGTTTTACCAAAGCCATTTGCTCCATAATAACTGGATCGGCTTCACCACCTTGTCCTGTGATTACTCTCCACTCGTTAACGTCATTGAAGCCTTGCTCCATAGCTTTTTTAAAATACCTAGCTTGAGTAGCCATGTCATCTACTTGTTTAACACCATATTTAGATGAGTATTCACCCCAGGCTTGATTAAATTGTTTTTGTAAAGCTCTAAATTGTGTAGCGTTTAAATAATCAGGCAATTTACCCATCGATAAAAGTAAATTTTCAAACTTAGATAGATCTTCGAACCCACCTAGCTGACCTGGTGCACCAGGGATAAAATCTCGTCCAGCTTCTAATTGAATTTTACCTCTACCTAACTCTTCTATGTAATTATTAGCTAACGCTTTTACTCTAAAAGTAGGTATATAACCTTGTTTTACGGTTCCACCATATTGATTAGTTCCTAATGGTATGGCGTCATCAAGAGCCTTTGCTTTAGCTG